CAGACACAAGAAACAACAGGCCCTGAAGGACAACGCCAGATGCAGGTTACGATACGCGACACAGTACGGAGGCAGGTGATGCAAGGTGAGTTCGATAGACAGCTTGGCTCAAAGTTTGATCTGAAATCTAAAGGGAGGCGCGTCTAATGGCTACCTGGCCCGGCTCGCTGCCCCAGTCGCCAAACGTAGATGGCTTCTCAGACATCCCACAGAGTACGGTTATCAGAAGCGGTATGGACGGCCTGACAAAGCAGCGAACCCGCTTCACGGCGGCTGTCCATAGCGTCTCGGAGTCGTATGTAATCACGCGCGCTCAGGCTGATACGTTTGTGGCATTTTTCCGGGATGACTTAGACAACGGCGGGTTGGAGTTTGACAAACCGGACTTCCTTTACGGCGGAACGTCTGTTTACCAGTTCACTGAGCCGTATGACCTCACCCCGATTGGCGGCGATATGTGGCGTCTGTCTATCTCTCTGGAGAAGCAACCCTAATGCCTTATAGCGATTCGTTTTTGAAGAACATTTACAGCCGATCCTCTGGTGATCCGTCAATTGTGCTGATCGAAGTTAATATTGATGGCACGTTTTATTACTACGCAAACAACACGCAATCCATTGATAGCAACGTTTCGGGCAGTACCCAAACCTACCAGCCGGGGCGCTTTGATCTATCCCTTCCAGAAGAAACGGCAGAGGGCACTCCAAGGGCCACCATCGACTTTGACGCAGCGGATATAGCCATCGTCAGGCGGCTCAGGCTGGCAGACGACAGGATCATCATTAACCTATGGGTGATTGCCGCATCCGCCCCCAACGTCGCTGAGTTTGGCCCGGCTCAGTTTGAGTCAACCTCATTCAGCATCAGCGGATCAGGCGTCAGTATTGATCTGGAGGTCGAGCCGATTCTTGATGTGCAGCTACCAGGTGAGCGGTTCACGCCCCAAACGTTTCCGGCTCTATGGGAAGACAATGATTCGTGACCTTTTGGCCATCCCCTATGTCCCCGGCGGGCGCTCGATGGAGGGCGCTGACTGCTGGGGAATGGTGCAGATATGCTATAGTAAGCTGATGGACGTCGAGGTTCCTGGCTATGACGATGTTTATTATGAGCCTGGCGGAGACACTGAAGCGGCTGGCTTTATAGCTGAGCAGCTTGATGACCAACAGCACTTCGAATGCGTGACGAGTCCAGAGCGCGGATGCTTTGCCCTGCTGTCAGTAGCAGGCAACCCGATACACGTTGGATTCATGCTTGATAATCGGCAGATGATACACACGCGCGCAGGCGTAGGGCCGTCAGTTGATGATGTCACTACGATCAAATGGAAGGGGCGAATTCTTGGTTTCTATAAATACAGGCAAGCAAATGACCGCTAACGTCGTAGTTTCAAAAGCTCCATTCCTTTCGCCCATTCAGGAGCCGGTTCAGGCTGGGCGCACCGTTGAATCAATATATGGAGACTACACCGGGCTTGCAAGAGACCACACGAGGGCGTTCATTAATGGCTACCCGGTTGATGACTGGAATCAGGAAGTGGTTAGTGGGGATCTCCTGACGCTGCACCAAGTGCCATCTGGACTTGACCCCATAACGTGGATAGCAATTGCTGCGCTAGCCGTATCAGTTGGAACATTCTTCCTCTTCGCCCCTGAAGAGCCCGAGATTTCTGACAACGAAAAACGCAAACGTGTAAAAGGCGACAGCAACCAGAATAAAGCCTACGAGCCAATCCCCTACATCCTTGGGAAGCGCAAGATTGTGCCAGCTTATGCGGCCAATCCTTATTATGAGTACCGGGGCAAAGATCAATATTACCGGATGTTGCTTTGCGTCGGCTACGGCCCAATGAACGTCACTGACGTACGCATTGGCGAAGTCCCTATAAGCAGCTTTGAAGAAGTTGAGGTAGCGACCGTAGACTGGTACAACAATTCTGATACCGAGACGCTGCGTGATATATGGTCAAGGGACGTTGTACAGAATCAGGTCAGGGACGAGATACCCAGAGATGGCGACGGCTGGCTGACCAGCTTCGTGCCTGTTGGCCGGGGCCTAACAAACGTCACATTCGCGTACCCTCGCGGGCTCTACTGGATCAAAGGCGACGGCAACAGGGCGAACTTGTGCGGATCAATACAGCTTCAGTATCAGGGCGGTTCTGGCGACTGGTTTACGGCTGCACGGTACTTTAACAAAATTCCGGGTAATGAAGGTTCAGTGCCGTACCGCCTGTTCAAAGAAGGCGGCGTATTATATCGGTCTGGATCGACAAATCAGAACTGGGGAGGCGGGCGTCTAAATTTCACAATTAATGATGGAGGTGGCGGCGTCTTTTCTGGGTACGCTGAGCCCGTACCATCAAGCTATATAGTATATGACGACGACAACGGTTATGTTGTTTTGGACGCGCCCGAAGGCTATGAAGTATCTAGCGTTTCTGCATGGTCAAAAACCAATAAGTTTTTCACGCGCTCAATTACATTTGATCCATCTTTGCACGGCAGCCCGCCAACGGAAACCCCTGTCACAATTCGGGCGCGCAACCTTTCGCCGGGCAGCAGTGGCCGAAAGCCATGGACAGACACTGTTAACCTTGAGTTTACGCAAAGAAGCGCGCCTCTTGACGCCACACGGTTTGAAGATCTGATCGGCAGCCCGGAGGGTAACTACAGGCCCGTCATCATTGCTCTTAACATCAAGGCCACAGATCAGGTCAGCGGAAACCTTGATTCAGTGAACGTTATTGCTGAATCTGTTGTGCCGTCGGTGTGGGCCAATGACTGGCGCGACTGGTTTGGCCAGAATCTAAAGCCAAGCCGAAACCCGGCAGAGCTTTACCGGTGGGTGCTACAAGGCCCGTTTAACCGCGCCCGTGTTAGCAACAGCAGGATCAGACTAGAGGACTTGGACGCTTGGCGTCTGCGCTGCATCGCGGACGGATGGGAGGCGTCAAATTATAACAACGAAGCGGCTGCTCTGAAGTCCGTGCTGAATAACGTAGCGAAGACCGGGCGCGCTGAATTTGCAATGCGCGATGGTCAGTTTAGCGTTGTGCAGAACATTGAGAAGCTGATCCCGACTCAGATTTTCACCCCGAAGAACAGCTCTGGATTCAGTTCAAAGCGCGAATTTCCAGACCCTTCAGACGGTATAACAGTTGAGTTTCAGAACGAAGATCAAGACTGGGAGTTAGACGAGTGGACTTATTACGACCCATCCATACTCGAAGCTGATCGCATCGGACAAACCGACTCACTTGAGCTTTGGGGCGTCACTAATCCCGCCCTTGCTCAGAAGCATGCGCGATTTGCATACCTTGAAAAGCGCTTTCGTAGGGAAACGTATGAGCTAACCACAGACATAGAGAACCTCGCGTGCGCGAGAGGCGATCTTGTCCTTGTTCAGAATGACATCATCGACGTGGGCCTGGGTAGTGGGATTGTCAAGTCCGTTGGCGCTGGTACGTTTTCGATTGATGAAACTTTTGAACTGGTCGCTGGCCAGTCTTACGGCGTACGCGTCAGGACGGTCAGCAGCGGCACACAGTTCAAGCAAATAACCGCGACTTATAACGGGTCCGGCCAATGGTCAACGGTGGACGCCATTGAATTTATCGCTGGCGACCTAGCTTCCTATGGCGTGGCGGGATCAGAAACGCTTGATTGCATTGTTGTTAACGTCTCGCCTGCGCAGGACCTTGGCGCAACGATAACGCTGGTTAACGCGGCAAACGAGATTTATACGGAAGATGGCGAACCCCTACCCGCATACACAACCAACCTTAGACCCAGGCCAGAGAATCAGATACCCACAGCGCCGGAGATTACAGCAGGTGTAGGGCCTTCTAATTATCTGTCTGCTGTCGTCAAGGTGTCAGTGCTGAACCCTGAGCGTCTTGCCACCGTTACGCGTTCGTATCGCCTGCAGTATAAAATTGATTCGGACATTATTGAAGACCCAGAAACAGGCGAAATCATAACGGACCCCGGCAGACCTGATGGCGACTCAGACGTGTGGATTGATGCACCGGATATAGACGCCAGAATCGGCAGCGTTGATGTCCCTATACCGCTGGATGTCGGAAACCGGATTGTGTTCCGGGCAAAAGCACGCGGCACCGGCAACTTAATGTCAGCGTGGTCAATAGAGTACGAATTAATCATTAGCGAGCAGCCCGCGCCGGACGTTAACAGCTTTACTGTTACCGAAGAAATCAACACGCCCAAAACCCCGGACGGCATGTTTTCCACGCTCGTGATTACGGTTGACGAGCCGCCGACAGACCCTTACTTGTACGCTATAGCAGAATATCGCTTGCCCGGCCAAGACGAATGGCAGCGAATCAGCAAAATAGGCTGGCAGTTCCAGAGTGTCGCCGAAGTGGTTGTATTGGCAAACGGCACGCAATACGAGATCCGCGTCCGTAGCGTTTCGGTGTATGGCGTTGAGAACTTTTACGGCCTTCGGCAGATTGTTACCACTACCAACGTGCTGGACCCTGATTACACGGACGAAAACCCATTTGACGTTCTACCCGCCCCGGATGTGCGCGGCTTGGAGCTGTTCGAACAAGGCAATGATACGGAGTTTGGCGGAAAGGATGCCAAGTTTGTATGGCGTCGATCCACCGTCGGTGACTGGGT